ACTGTCCACGTTGCGAACTTAACAAAGTATCTTTAACAAAAGTAATTTTAGCTTCGTCGTCTACTTCTGTATTGTATAATTGTTTCAAAGCATTTACAAATAATGTATTTACTTTTTGTTCTTCTACTTTAGGTTTACGTCCTGCAGATTTATGACCACCATTATTTTTTCTTCTATCTTCCATAATTATAAAAGCAATTAATATTAATTATACTCAATTTAAAAATAATAGGTTTTACTTATTGTTAATCTTCTACTTCCCAATAGTAATCACATTGGTCATCTTCAATAGGCGCTTCAGTAAAGTAGCTTTGTAATATACTTGGTTCTGCTTTGTATCTATAACAGGTTGAAGCTAAATCACAATTCTTTCCGGTACACATTGTTATATCAGGCATATCTTTAATTTACTTCGGCAGCTAATTCTAAAATAGCTTTATTAATAGTTTCATTGTTATATGTAATTTGATGCATTAAACCTTTTATAATTTCTAAAAACTCATAAGCAGTTAGTTCATCGTTTGATATTTCAACTGTGTACTTGTTATCGTATATTTCTAATTGTAGTTTCATTTGTATTTTTGTTTTAGTATTTTTTTATAAATTGTGTTTACTGATTCTTTATTGCAACCTCTTTTATAATAGAAGCTCATTACTCTTAATATTCTTTGTAGATTACTCATATTTTTTATAATATCTTGCTTTTTCGTTAATGTTTAAAAATGCTTGAAACTTTTCTTGTACGTCTTCGTGTTCTAATAGTGCAGCTAAACGCATAATGTTTTTATTTGTTTGTAGTTGTTCTATTTTTTGTTTCAGTTCTTTTATTTCTATGTCCCTCATTTGTATTTTAAATTGTAATGATTCTAATACTAAATCGGGTTTAACTCCATTGATCAAGTTTTCTAATTCTTCTACTCTTGGATTGTAGTGTTTAATCATTGGGTATATTTTCAAATGGTGTATTATAGTTGCGTGGTTTAGATTTAGTTCTTTTCCTATTTGTATTAAAGAATATCCTTTTTGTCTAAATAAGAAAGATGCTAATGCTTTCATTTCTACTTGTTCACGTTTCCTGCTTTTTATTGTTACATCAATTCCTGATTCTTGTTTTATTTTTTCTATTATCATAATTCGTCAAATGTTAATTCTAATTCTATTGGGTTAAATTCTTGTACTACTGCGGTTAATGTAAGAAACGAAGATACTTCTATTGCTAAATGTATGCCTGCACAAACTTCAAATTGTTCACGTTCTTCGTAGTCTGTTAAAACCATTCGCATTGTTTCTAATGTTTCGCCTTGACTTATATCGTATAGCGTCATAGCAAACGCTTCATCTTTTGTTAACTCATCCATTGTACATTATGTTTGTATGTTATTCTTACTCCATTATAAATAGAAGATTTTTTTTTATTTTCTTTTTCAAACATTGGTTGAAGATTTTTATAATTACACAAAATTAATAATTCTTCTTTTGTTTTTGCTAAAGCTAAAGGTTTTATATGGTCTATAACCCAACCATTTTTACCCATATTATCCCAACACATATTTTCATTAAATTGATTTTCGATATGTTTTTTTATAGTATTAAAATCTGCTCCTAATATTTTTTCTGTGTTGTATGGTTTGTTTTCTTTTATTCTTTTAAAAGCCAACCAACATCTATTTCTTAATTTTTCTTTAAAATCATTAAATATACACCTATCAACATATTCATCACCATATTTAATTCTTAATTTTTTATAGAAATTTTTATTAGATTCTTTTATCATAGCACACCTCTTAATACATATTGGTCTAAATCTACTCCTTCTGTTTGAAAAAAGTGTTTATAATTACTAACTCCTTGATCAAACTTTTCTTTACCTTTTGCGTAGAACTCATCGCTACATTCAAAGATAGCAATATCTAAACTACCTTTGTCGATAGCTATAAATACAAAATCTTCTACTCCAAACATTTCACGATATAACCACGCTTGTAAATCGTAACTGTATTTATCTGCTGAATAACGAAAGTCTTTAATACCTGTTGTGGTTTTTAAATCAATAATAGTATTGTCTTTTAATATATCTGCTTTTGCTCTTATTGGTATTCCATCAATCATTGCTATTTGTGGTACTTCGTATTCTGCTTTTGTTAAGTATTCTTTTACTGCTTCGTTTCTTAATAACGCATCGCATAAACGTTCTGCTGCTTTCTTTTCGTTTTTAGTGTAAACTTCTTTTCCTGTTTCTTTTGCAAGTTTGTATTCTTTACTTGCTTTTGTTGCAGCGTCTACAAATATAATATTGTCTAACTTTTCAGGTTCTAATATCATTGTGTGAAATAGTCTACCATCACGTAACGCTTGTGTTTCACCACTACCATATTTTGTTGTAAAGTAATACGTTTTAGGTGAAGATATTAATGTTTTAATACTTGAACTACTTAATGCGTTTTGCCCCAAGTAACCATAGTAGAAACTATCATCATACATATTAGCAAGGATTTCTTCTTTAGTCCATTGTTTGTTATCAAATGTTGTTATCATATTATCTTATTTTTATGTTGTTTAAATTGTTCATTGTTTCATCGTATTTTAATACTTCTTTTATTTGTTCTTGATACAAATCTGATTCGTTCCATTCTTCTAACAATAGCTTTTTAATATTACGCAATTTGTTTTTCATATATGCGTTATCTAAATCTTTGCTTAATTGAATTAAGATATCTAAATCGTTTATAATTTCTGTTTTCATTAGTTATAAAGTTTATCGTAAATTGTTTCTAATATTTCTTGTTCGTCTTTTTGTGATAATACCATTGTTATATCAGTACCTTGATAAAATACTGAACTAATAATAACATCAGGCACTTGATCGCCTTTTACTTCTACGGTGTAGTAATCAACTTGGATTTCTTGATTACGATACTTAAATGTTTCCATATACTTGTTTTTAATTGTTTCAACAAATATATAACTTATTTTTTACTTATTAACATTTTAACAAAAATTTAACAAAAAAAAAGTAGGTGTTAGCCTACTTATTATTTTCAATCCATTGTTCCTGTAACTTTTCGTGGTGTTCTATTTCCCGCATCAAATAGTTTAATGCCTTTCGTAAATCATCAAGTTCGTTATCTTTTTTACCGGCTCGTGCTAAATACTTTACTATATTGCCACGATTAAAATTCATATCGTACATTTTACAAAAGTCTATGACGTCAACTTTTGAATCAGTCATATAATGCATTGGTGTTATCTTGCTCATTAGTCTATTTTTAAAAATTCAGCTTCAGCGTATTCTTTGAACCATTCTTTGTTATCGTTGTACTTTTCAATTATTGCGTCAATCATAATTAATTCGTCAAGTGTTGAAGTACTTAATTTAGTAACCAAACTTTCAATCTTACTTAAAATGTTTGTAGTCATTTCAGGGTCGGTTTTATAAATACTTGTGTATTCTTTATGTACGACACTTTCCAAGTCTTTGTTTAGGTTATTAATTCTATTCTTAATTTGTTGCTTATATTGTATTGTAAAGCGTAAATTTTCGTTGCATTCTAAAAGCAGTTGTGAAAGTATCACTTGCTTTAAATATTCTAACTGTATTGGATTTTCTATTGCACTCATATTTCTTTTAATATATTATGTGATTCAATGTATAAATAACTAACTTCTTTTGATACTTTATGCCTTGTGCTAAAATGTGTTGAAGCAGGATTCTTGCTGTTTGTTTCCCAAATTGGTTCTACTTTTAATAAGTTCCAAAAATAGATTCCTCTTGGTGTTGAGTTGACATAAATTGGTATATCTAAATGTTTTTCGCATTCTTCTAACATAGCATCATACTTTTTCTTTTCTAAAAGCATTTCGTTAAAATGTTTTGTTCTGCATTTTAATTCAATACGATGTTTAAATTGCGGCGAATAACAATCCCATCTTGACATTTGATTTTTTGACTTAACCAAATCATTGTAGATGTTTTCTTTTAACCAAAGGAATAAATCCTGCTCGTTCCAACTATGCATTTTGCGTGTCGTAAACTCTTTTAAGATCGTTTATTTTATCTCTCCAACAAGAACCACAATTTGAAGGTTGTATTTTTTCATTAAATACATTCTTGTAAATTTCAGTAACTTTGTTTTGTTGCTTCGGTGTTAACTGATTATTAGTTATTGAAAAGAAATTAGTTAACCATTCGTTTTCTTCATCGGTTAAACATTCAGCTTGTTTGTAAGGAAACAATTTGTTTAGTAAGTCTTTACGTTCACCACAACCACAATCGATTCCTGTAGCTTCCGAAATTGCTTCTACTACTGTTTTAATTCCTGTTGCTTCAGTGATTTTTTCTATTGTATCACCAAGTCCTTTTGATTTTCTTTGTCTTGCCATTTTTTTAAAGTTTT